TTCCAGGAACCACTATATTGAGTCAGGTCACTTCACTACCCGCACCCGAATTTGCGTCCACTGTTCGTAGTTTTTCAACTGGCAGCGGCACATGGGCTGTGGCCGGTTCTGGTGGAGTATTCGTGGCCATAAGACCTGGCACCACTGCAACTCAGCGTTCTACTAATGGTCAAACTTGGGCAGCAGGTGGATCATTGCCATCAAGTGCATCATGGAGTTCAATAGCAGTTGGTCAAGTGAGTGGCACGACTTATTGGGTGGCCATTGCCAGCGGCACCAGTGCTGCTTGGTCAGTGAATGGTGGGATAAGCTGGAACGCTGCCACCATGCCCAGCTCTGCCAGCTGGAGCAAGGTCGCCTACGGAAACGGAAGATTTGTGGCTGTGTCTACTGGCAGCAGCAACTCAGCAGCCTACAGTGTCGATGGTGGAGTGAACTGGGTATCCAGCACACTACCCGGCAGCCTCAACTGGACCGGAGTGGCTGCAGGATTAATAGGAACTTCCACATATTTCAACGCGGTGGCATCCGGCGGCACTTCTGCTGCTTATTCACCTGATGGTGGAGCTAACTGGATTGCCACAGGAGCATTGCCAGCCAGTGCCAACTGGAGCGCTATCAGTTATGGATATAATAGATTTGTGGCCATCAGCTCCGGCAGCGCCAATGCAGCATTTTCCACAAACGGAACCACCTGGACTCTGAGCACTTTGCCCAGCAGCAGCACATGGAATGAAATCATTTTCGGAGATGATGTGTTCCTTATAACGGCACTTGGCACCAATAATGCATTGACAACATTCAATGGTGAAACGGGTTCATTCACTGCAAGGACTTTGACTACGTCATCCACATGGGACTCACTGGCCTACTCTTACTACACGGGGCAGGGCTTTGGAAGATTTGTGCTCACAGATCAAGCCACCACTGCCTTGGAGATCAATCTAAATTCAGCCAATCATCAATTGGGCACGGGGCCACACGTGGTATCTGCAGTGCCCAGTCTCAATTCTATTAGATTCGTGGCCAGAACCACGGGAATCGTCAACACCACCGCAAGTAGTGTGACAGGAGTGGTATATGCTAGACCAGACAGTTTCTTCGTTCACAGACCATTTGATGGTGGGGTGCAATTGGGCACAGGAAACCCTAGTCATGGAGCACAGGCCATAAGACAGAGCAAGAAATACATAAGATACCAATCAGGCAAAGGCATAATGTATACCACTGGAGGTTTATTTGCTCCCAGTTACAATTTGTCAGGAGCCACAGCTTCTGGCCTCGCGATAAACAGTCTAATAACTTTTGTGGCAGATGACACAGACCATGGAGTGCAAGCTGGTGCTGTGATAGAGACCATAGGCTTTGTGAGTTTTGAATACAATGGTGAATTCACCGTGGAAAGTGTGATAGATGCACGCAGATTCACTGCCAGATCAGCAGTGGTGCTTAGTACCACTACAGCGGAGTTGGGCACTGAATGCAAAATGATTTTGAAACAATGGCATGGCAGCACTGTGCGCATAGGAGCCTTTGATGAACAGAATGGCATATTTTATCAATACGATGGCTATGAAATGGCAGTCGTGCGCAGGAGCAGCACCAATCAACTGACCGGCACGGTGGCCTGCAATGTGGACAGCAACACTGTGTCAGGCACAGGCACAAGATTTCAAGACCAGTTGAAAGAAGGAGACAAGATCGTAATTAGGGGCATGAGCCATTTGGTCACCCAAATCACATCTCAAACTCAGATGTTTGTGACACCAGACTGGCGAGGTGCTAACAATGTCACAGGAGCCAGAGTGTGCATCACTGAAGAATTATACATGCCACAGAGTCAATGGAACTTGGACAAATTGGATGGCACTGGACCCAGCGGATATGACCTATTACCATGGCGCATGCAGATGTTGGGAATTCAGTATTCATGGTATGCAGCGGGATTTATTGAGTGGATGCTACGAGGCGCCGATGGCAGATTTGTGTTCCTGCACAAGTTGAGACATTCCAATACCAACACCGAAGCCTACATGCGTACTGCCAACCTTCCTGTGAGATATGAAGTGGAGAACCGTTCAGCAGTTGGCAAACTATACACCAGCATCAACGATTCAGTGGCCACGGTTCAATTGTATGACGTCAGTAGATTTCCCGAAAACGGTGTGATATACATCGACAATGAAATGATTTCTTACAATGGAAAATCAGGAAGGTCCTTAATCAATTGCACCAGGGCAGCCACGTTCAGTTCATTCACAGCTGGTATCAATAGATTATACACAGCTGGTGTGGCAGCATCACACGCAGCAGGAGTTGGGGTCACGTTGATCAGTTGCACAGCCACTCCCACAATCAGTCACTGGGGGTCGGCACTCTTGACAGACGGATTGTTTGATGAAGATCGAGGATATATCTTCAACTATGCCGCCACAGGATTGAGTGTGAGCACTGCCAAACAGACTGCTTTCATGATCAGACTGGCCCCGTCCGTTTCCAATGCATTGGTGGGCGATTTGGGAGAGAGAGATCTACTTAACAGGGCACAATTGCTATTGAACGAAGTGTCCGTGACCACAGACACCGGCACAGGCACAGTGATAGTGGAAGGAGTGTTAAACCCAAGAAACTATCCAGACAATCCTGCAAACATTACCTGGACAGGTCTGGCCAGCACCGCAGCGGGAGGTCAACCCAGTTTTGCGCAGATAGCATTGGGAGGCTCTATCAGCTGGGGAGGAGTGCCATCCACAACCACCACTGCCACCATTCAAGGTGCACTGACCACCACTGTCACTGCTGTAGGATTCGCCACAGTCACACAGAATTTGACTGCAGTTGCCTTTACAGGATTTAGAACCCAAGCATTTGTAACCACCCAAAATGATTTCTTCATCCTCAACTCTGCTTATGATGCACTCACTGCCACTCCGTTGAGAGTGGGAGATAGAGTCGTGGTGGGCGTCTATGCGGTCTCTGGCCAAACCATATCCACCATTACCCGCGCTTATTTCGGCTCTAGTTACACAAGGATAGTAATGAGTTCCGTGGCCAATGCCAACAGCCCTATAGGCGTAAATATCCTTGCACCGGTGCAAAATAGCATTTCTGTGAACTATGCCAGCGCCTTTGTTAACGGTAGAACAGATTTCCTAGTCACAAACGCAGACACTACTGCATCCAATATCACATTGGGTGATGTATTGTCCGTGAGCACCTATGTGATCAGCAGTCAGACCATTGCTAGCATAACCACTACCTACGCTCGAGTACTTGGCGTGGATTACACCAGGATCGTGATGAGTGCAGCTGCAAATGCCACACAGGCAGTGAACACCAACACCAGCACCACCGTGACAGCTGCAGGCACTGCTGCAACTTATACAGGTAATTTCATATTCTTCACACAGGCCAGTTGGAACAATGCGGGTGCTGCTCTCGGCACCAGAGTGGCCACCGCATACACACAATTTCCTGCAAACACATCTGTGAGCGCAGTGTCCATCAGAAGATTGGGCACCACCACTGTCATCAGAGCCACATTCACGCAGACTTTGAGCACTGCAGTGTCAGCAGCGGGCACAGTGACCTTCCAGTTTGGGGATCCACAATTTGCCCTGCCGGGTGAACAGGTATTCTCATTCGTGGTTCAACCAGGATCGGTGCAGTCTTTAGATCTAGCGCAATTGAAAGAACTGACTACCACTGCCATAGGCGGCAGAGGCACGTTCCCCAATGGTCCAGATGTGCTGGCCATCAATGTCTTCAAGATATCGGGGGCAGCAGTAAGCGGATCTGTCATTTTGCGTTGGGGTGAGGCACAAGCATAAACACAATATAAACTAGAAAATTTTTAAGGAGTAGTGGACTCGGGCGTGATAATTTTTTGACTGTCTCCGGGCACTATTCTGTAATTGTCCTCCACGCTGTCTGCAGTGGAAACCTCGGTGATAGAACTGTTGTCCAGCAATGCTTCTAATTGATGTGGTTGCAAAGGAGGATTTCTCCAAGTGTGTCCTTCCAGCAGTTCTTTCTGATAGATCTTGGCCTCCTTGGTGTCTACCCAACGCAGCAAAAATTTTCCTGAATTGACGAACCAAGTTTCGTCTTTAATTTTGTGAAAATGCAATGAACATTTGTTGCCAGCTTTAGTAAACACCAATATTTTTCCACAGTATTGATCATTGGTGGCCCATATCAATTCATAGCCCCAACCTTTTTCCACTTTGCCTTCGGGTCTAGTTGCAGTCATGATTAATATATTCTTTTATGGTTTTGAATTGGATGTTCACATGGGTATTTAAAAGACTGTTGTCTGCACAGGTGTAAGTTTGATATTGGTGAGTCAACATTTTCGGCATGGGCACAGTGACGATTTCGGCTTGATATTTTTGAGCTATAATTTGGGCTATGTCAGCGAAACTGGTGGCGATACTGGTGCCCACATTAAAAATGCCGCTGACTGTTTTGTGCAACATTTGATCATGAGCCTCGCACACATTTGTCACACATACGAAGTCCCTAAAATAATTTTCACTGTTTTCAAAAATTGTCACTGTACCTTTGGTTTTGGCTTCCAAAATAAATTTTGAAATAGGTGATGCTTGATTTTGTTTGTGTGTTTCTCCTGGTCCGTACACATTGAAATATCTAAATCCTTGCATGATTGCTTTGGGATGAATCTTCAGCAATGACTCCACTTCTCTGTCAAACAAATATTTGCTCCAGGCATAGGCTGAATTGGGATTTTTAGCGGATGATTCCGAAAAATTATCAGTGTTGCCATACACACTTGCTGAACTGGCATATTGAAAAGGCACCCCTGCATTGATGCATTTTTTGATTAATTGCATGCTGAAGTCATAGTTTTGCAGCATGATTTTTTCCACATTGGTTTCCACAGTGCTGCTGATGGCGCCTAGATGTATTACTCGATCATATTGCACTGTGTCTGGAAATTTGTCAGCAACATAGTCATAACCTTCCACTGTGTGTCCTTTGTGCGTCAAATGTTTATATAGATTTTGACCTATAAATCCGTTGTGTCCTGTGATCAATATTTTCATGATTGTAATCTATCTATGATTTTTGTGGTGGAAAATCCTTCCACTGTGGGAAATATTATGACCTGTGCCAATTCATTGCCCACAGTGGTGGCCACAGTGTAATCTCCACCTTTCACAATGATGTCTGGCTTGTGTGCTTCTATGGCTTTTTGAGGAGTATCTTCGGCAAATATTACCACTTCGTCCACCCAAGGCAACATTTCCAATTGGCGTTTTCTGGTGTTAACATCATTCACTGGTCTGCCTTCACCTTTTAATCTGCGCACGCTGGCATCATCATTGATGCCCACTATTAATTTTATGCCTTGATTTCTGGCAAACTTCAAAAGTTCTAAATGTCCTGTGTGCAGTATGTCAAACACTCCGTTGGTCCATACCACTCCTTTGTTTAGATCTTCTTTGGTTACTGGCACTACACCAAATTTTTCAACATTTCTCGCAGCAGCATAGCATGCCAGTTCACAGGCACGTGGCACAGGCATGCCTCTTTTAATACCATAGGCCATAACTGCTAAAACTGTGTCACCCGCTCCGGTCACATCTGCCACTTCTCTCACAGGTTCCTGCACATGTGAGTATGCACCTTCTTTGGAAATGATGTGTATGCCTTTGGCTCCGTCGGTTATCACCAGCCATCGCCAGTTGTGTGCTTGTGCAAATTGCACAGCTGAATTTTTCGTGAATTCACCATTCCAAGATTCATATTCTTTCATGTTGGGTTTTACTAAAAATGCTCCATCATAATAGTCAGCATGTTGTTTTGGATCTACCAACACCCACTGAGTTTTTTGTAAAATACTTTTTACTGTGTGTGATTTAATAACTCCTTTGGCGTAATCACTCACTAACACCATGCTTTTTTCTGTGAGAGAAAATAACAATTGTCTCAAACAACTGTCCTTGCTATATTTCTCTTCTCTATCCCAACGCAGTATGTGTTGACCCCTTTGTTCAACCAATCTTATTTTTGTTGTGGTGATCATGGCATCTTCTGCTATGGATAGCAACACATTGCTGTTTTTTAACAGATTAACCAATCCATATCCATCTATGTCTTTGCCCACTGCTCCGTACAATTGCACATCCTTATAAATGGCAGAGAGATTAACTGCTAAATTGGCAGCACCACCTGGAGAAACCTTTTGATTTTGTTCTAACAGAATGGGAATGGGTGCTTCGGGCGACATGCGATCAGCAGTGCCCACGATCCAGCGATCCAACATTATATCACCAATTATTTTGATCATTATAGAAATTTTAACATCTTAAAAACTGTTTCAAGTTTGATTTGATTAGTTCTATTTGTTAAAGTGTTGCGCAAGCCTTGATGCAAAGGTTTGGGCCATTTGCCGAACTGCACCCAAGCATAACCATCGTGTTCATCATTCAATTTGGGCAGGAATTCATGCTTGACCACACACAGGTATGTATGATAAAGAAAATTTTCATCATTGCTCACAAAAGTTTCCAAAGGGATGGTTTTTACAATATCCACTGGACCCACTTCTTCGCTGATTTCTCTTTTGAGAGATTCCCATGGAGTTTCACTCGCGTCATTGGTGCCACCCACCAGACCCCACACATTGGACTGTTTGCTCTGAGTCCTGTGCAGGAAAAGAAATCTTTTGGTTTGGAGATTATAGAACAAGGCTCCGCAGCCAATTATCTTCTTCATGCTCATACTAATAATTATGTTATAGACTTAGGTTCCAGGTTCCTTTGCGATATTCGCCTTCAAAACTCAACAGCCAGGTATCACCATTCCATTTGTACTGCACACCTGTGTTAAGATTGGTAATGTAAATTGTTGTCACTGTGGAATCATCCGAATTGGTATTGGCACTGGCATCGAACAACACATTCCATTGAGTGCCATTCCATTCTATAATGTCATTGGCCTGTGCCACTAGATCCGCACCACCTACGGACTTCCAAGCATCTGCCCCATCCACTTGGCCCACAGCTCCTATGTCACTCAAAATTAATAATCTTAAGCCTGCAACTTTGATGGCTGTAGGATTGAATGTTGATGGATCTACAATATAATCCACTGTGCCTCTGTTGGTCACTCCACTGATCAAAGTGTTTGTGGGAATCGTATCGGCATCCCAATTCACTATGATTTGATTTTCATTGAGACTGTTCAAAGCAAATGTGCCTGAAATAGTTGTGTCCATATCAGATCTCTCCAACAATATTCGGCTAATTCCTGCTTGATAAATTCCGGGATATGCGTCCAATACTTTCCTCCAATTGGTGGTTCCCACCACTCCTTTGTTAACTATTTGCACGATGCTGTTCAGCACCAGGATGTCGTAATCGCTGATAGTGGTTCCGATCACAACATCTGCATCAGTCCTGACAACTTTGCTGATATCTACTGTCCCATCAGCAGTGGTGTTGATGTCTGCTCTGGCAGTATTCTGTGCTCCATCTTCAAAGGCTTTTTGCACAGGCATGCTGGTTCCTAAATCAATCTCTCCTGATTCTTCATTGAATATACTGGTTATAATCTTTGTGATCACTCCTAATTTTTTTACCTTGGTTGGCGGACTGATAAAGATTGGGGTGGTAAATTGCAGAGTGGCAATGTCTATTTCGCTTTCAACTCCTGTGGGAATTGCTCTGGAACTGAAAGTGATATTTTGAAGATCCAACACAGTCAAGCTGGTCCAATCCACATAATTGTCAGTGGTTTGAATTTCTAGACTGGGATTGAACAACATCAGTATCTGTTCCAATATCTGTAATTTTTGATCTGTGTTGGTAGACCATACATCAACACTCACTCCTAATGTGTATGGGGTTGGCATTAATCTTTCCACGGTGTAATTAGCTCCTTGCACATTAAGATATTCCTCATTGTTTTCATCAAAAGCTCTTTCTCTCACGTGTAATTTGCTCACGTAAGAAGCATCAGCAGTGCGAGATCGATCCATTTCCAGCGAGGTTATGTAAACTGCCATTCTTGGAGCACTGGGAAGTTTATTTTCACTATTGTCTCGGATAATATGTGACACTTGCCTGGTCAAATCACCATACATCACGGGAATGGTTGTCAAATTTCCCTTGCCATCTTTGTAACTAAAATTGCTCATTAACCTAACAATTTGTGTGATGTATCTACGTATTTGTCCGTCGTAAAAAAATTGCATGTTTAGTTGTCCGCTTTAGGTTTCAGTGCTTGTGATAAACTCTGTCTTTGATCCATAGTTTGACCAGCTACTGTTGTTGTATTTGTGTTGTTGACAAAGCCCATTTTTTGTGTGTTTCTATCATTTGTATTTGTCAAAGTCATACGCACTGCGTCTTCCATTTTTATCCAGCGTGATCCATCATATCTGAACAATCTATTTGGTAAGAAATCTGTTCTTAAAAAATAATCACCTTTGGCAGAACCTTGGGGAAAGCCTATGCCATGACCAAACACTTCACCATTGGGTGCGAAACCATCTCCCAGAAGATAACCCTGATATCCCAGTTTGTCTGGAGTCTGATTGATTCTGTCTGCTAAAACATTTGCAGTGCTGGCATCTAAAGTGTTGATGTCTGTGGTGACCAGTTCTGGTTCGCCCTGATCGTCCACCTGCAAAGTATACAGGTGCTTGGTATTGTATCCGCTTTTGGCTGTGTCGGCCTCTGCTTGCGCCACTACCGCTTGATTTATTTGCATTTCTTTCTCGTAAGTGCTCAACACGTCCCTTAGAGTGTTTGTGCTGCCCTCTTCTGCTGGTAGGTCTAATATCTCCTTGAATTCCTGACTGTCCACTATCTGTTTTAGCTTCAATCTATAAAGATGTGGATACCAAGTGGGCGAAAAACCTTCTGCTGCTCTGTTTATGTCCTGTACCACATAAAATCTTTTCAATGCCACTTGATAATCATTCAATGCGTGTTGATCTTTGAGATGGGGCAATTCAATCACATCTCCTGACATCAATTTTCTACCAATGGTTTTGACTGAACTATTGATGTGGACTGTGAGAAATACAGTATCATTCTGCAAGAATAGACCAAATTGACTCATGTCAAAATCAATGTCATTCACGTTGTAGATGCCCCTGATCTGATAGATATTGGGATCATACTTTCTATCTCTATTTTCTAAAAAAAGCAGGTCTTGGATGTTGGTTTCCTTCACCGCGTTGTAGGAAGGTTGGGTGGCCGTAGCGTCTTCTTCATCAGGATTCACAGGTCCAAGATATTTGTGTACGAAAACGTCGGTACCGCCCACAGTGAACATTTCTGCTATGGTCTGGTCTAAAAATGTGTAATCTTCGCCCTTTTCTGGCTTGTACAAACTCAATCTTGGCATGCGTATATTTATTCATGCATCCTCCATTGATAAATATGTTATAGGATACACCATGAGCGATCTGCAAACACAACGACAAGAGATATACGATTTCGTCAAGAACATGCTGGGCGGTGGCATGGTTGAGGTGGAATTAGATCCCAGTCATTACGAGACTGCACTCACCAGGACACTGGGAAGATACCGTCAAAGATCCGACAATTCAGTGGAAGAAAGTTACATATTTTTGAACACAGTTTTGGATCAAAACAGTTACACACTGGCCAGCGAAATCATGGAAGTGAGACAGTTGTTCAGAAGATCAGTGGGATCACGTTCTGGTAGTGGGGATGGAGGCACGTTGTTTGAACCTTTCAATCTGGCCTACACCAATACCTATCTATTGTCCAGCACCAATCTTGGCGGAATAGCCACCTATAACATTTTTTCACAATATCAAGAATTGGTGGGCAGAATGTTTGGCAGTTTCATTGAATTCAAATGGAATCCAACCACCAAAGTATTAACACTGTTGCAGAGACCTAGGGCCAATGAAACATTGCTGTTGCATGCATATAATTTCAGACCTGAAAGTCAACTGCTGCAGGACTACAAAGCTAGAGAATGGATCAAGAGTTACACTCTGGCCAATTGCAAATACATGCTGGGAGAAGCAAGATCTAAATTTAACACCGTGGCAGGTCCACAGGGCGGAACCACACTCAACGGAGACTCTCTTAAATCAGAAGCACAAGCTGAGATGGACAGATTGGACGCAGAATTGGCCACTCAAATGGCTGGCGGTGTGGGCTATCATTTCACAATAGGTTAATATTTCATTGACATGCAAATAAATTTAAAGTACAATAGTGCTTTATTATGATCATCGGAATTTGCGGATTGATAGGCAGTGGCAAGGACACCATTGCTGACTATCTGGTTGCCCAACACAACTTTCAAAAAATGTCTTTTGCTGACAAGCTCAAAGACGCTGTAGCCCAGATGTTTGAATGGGATAGGCAGTTGCTGGATGGCAAAACAGATGAGAGTAGAACATGGCGTGAACAGGCTGATGCATATTGGAGCAAAGAAGTGGGCAGCACGGTAACTCCGAGATTGGCGTTGCAAAAGTTTGGCACAGAATGCATGCGCAATGGATTCTATGATGGCATATGGGTCAGTTTGGCCAAGAAGAAAATCAAGGACAATCCTCAAACAGACTGGGTAATTCCAGATGTGCGTTTTGTGAATGAAGCTGACATGATCAAAAATGTGGGTGGTCAAGTGTGGTGGGTCAAGAGAGGCACGCTGCCATTATGGTTCAAAATATATCAAGATGTGGGAGTGGCACCCAAAGACATACACCCCAGCGAATGGGCTTGGGCTAGATGTCAGTTTGACGCAGAGTTAACCAACAACAGCACTGTGCAGGATCTTAGAAATCAGGTACAAGGTCTCCTTGCACCCATTTGATGCCCTGTGCCTGCAGCACTCTTTGACAATTAGCACACACAGTTTTTAAATTGCTAAACCTGCAATTGTTGAGATTGCCATCCACATGAAACACGTTGAATTGTTGAGCATTTCGGCTTTTATATGCGCATTTATCACACTCGGTCTTTTTTACATATCCTGCCTGCTGCCATTTGGGTTGACCCATGGCTTTGCCTTCGTAACGCACACATGCCTCACACTTGCTTCGGTAAAATACCTTGTTTGCTTTGTGATAATTCACAGCACAAGGGCGTTGTTTGCAGGCTTTGCACAAAGGTCTCATAACGTATTTAGCTGCCCTTTTTTTGACCCTTTTGATGGTTTTAATAAGGTGCATTTTTCAGCTATCTGAATAAATATATTCAAATAAGTCATAGATAGGAGATGATAATATGGCACTAATATCACCAGGCGTACAAGTCACAGTAATCGACGAAAGTTTTTACACACCGGCAGAACCAGGTACGGTTCCGATGATCTTCATTGCCACCAGGCAAGACAAAGCTAATTCTTCAGCCACTGGTACAGCCTTAGGAACAAGCAAAGCCAATGCTGGCAAACCTTTCTTAATAACTTCTCAAAGAGATTTAAGTGAAACTTTTGGTGATGCAGTGTTTGTCACAGACACCAATAATAATCCCATTCATGCTGGTGAATTGAATGAATATGGTTTACAAGCAGCATACTCTTACTTAGGAGTCAGCAACAGAGCGTTTGTGGTTAGAGCAGACATTGACCTAGCGGAACTAGAAGCATCAGCCACGGCTCCGGAAGCTAATCCTGCTGCAGGCACATATTGGTTCGACACCGGAAACACAAAGTTCGGAATATTTGAATGGAATTCAAATCCAATCACAGCCACAAATGGACAGACATTCACAAATAAAATTCCCACAGTTATCACTTCCCTTGAAGTGGATCAGCTGGTGGGTGAAGTGGCAGGCAATGCTCCCAAAGGATCGACAGGAAAAATTGGTGATTATCTGATTAACGCCACCACTGCATTTAATGATTTGTACTACAAGAATTATTTAGGCACATGGGTAAAGGCTGGAAGCACAGCTTGGAAAGCCAGTCACTACACTGTGAAAGGCACTGTTCAAAACCCGTCATCTATTTCAGGAACTTTTACAATCAATGGCACACCAATCACAGGCGGCACACTGAGTGCAGTGGTAACGGCGATCAATGCAGCTGGCATATCAGGTGTGACAGCAGCTACTGTCAATAGTTCGTTGGCTATATTTTCAACCACATCAAATATCGTGATAGCATCAAGCGCTGGAACAATACTAACAGATTTAGGATTGACAGCAGGCACCTATTACATACCTGCTGTGAGCATTGCTTCGCACACACAGGTTCCGTTGTATAAGTCCACAGATCCAAATCCAAGACCAACCGGTTCTTTGTGGATCAAAATCACCGCACCAAATTTAGGCGCTGTATTCAAAGTTAAAAAATTCAACGGAGTGACCAATCTTTTTGAAGATGTAACTGCTCCTTTGTTTAACTCCAATGAATCCGCAATTTTTAATCTAGACAGAACAGGTGGTGGAGTCAACATACCATTGGGAGCTTTGTATGTAAATTCCAATAACACCAGCGATGAGGTTGATTATAGAATTTTAAGAAAAGAAAATGGTGGAGCTACCATTGTTAAATCCAGTGTGATTACCACTCAATTGATAGCAGGCGACTACACATTTACCATGGCAGAATCCAAAGCAAATCAAGAATCATTAGCAGCGGCAGTGACAATCACCTTATCCGCAGGCACTGGAAATGCAATAGCTGGAGCTTCAGGTGATGCAGATAAAGTTGCAGAAGCGATTAATGCAGCAGGATTTGTTAACATTCAAGCAAGTGTGGATGAGCTTAATCGCATAGTAATATCACACAATCTTGGTGGAGAAATCAAAATCACCGACACCGATGATTTATTAAGTTTGGCTGGATTTGTGGGCGAAGTAACTACAAATTTATATTACGATGATCAAACCGACGGTTCAACTCAACCCGTGGTATTAAGAGCATCAAACTTTAAAGTGTTGTCATATGTAGCAGGCGTAAACAATCCAACCAGTCTGACCGCAGACGGAAGACTATGGTACAGTTCAGTAGTGGACGAAGTGGACATCTTGTATCACAACGGAACCACATGGGTAGGTTATAGAGATGCATCCGCATTACCAAACACCGATCCACTTGGACCCATTGTGAGTGCCACAGAACCAACCACGCAATCTGACGAAACACCTCTAGTGACCGGCGATATATGGATTGACACCAGTGATATAGAAAACTATCCTCAAATTTACAGATGGAATTCAATCACAGCAACATTTACCCAAGTGGACAATTCAGATCAGACCACAGAAAATGGAATCATATTTGCTGACGCAAGATACGGCACTTCAGGAGCACTCAGTGAAGAGCCTGCTACCATTGAAGAATTATTGACCAGTAACTTCTTAGATACAGATACTCCAGATCCGGCATTGTTCCCTAAAGGCATGCTGTTGTTCAACACTCGTAGAAGTGGTTTCAATGTGAAAAAATTCATGAGGAATTACATCGATACGAATGAATCTAATACTAGGTTTGTAGAATCAATGAGTGGATATTATCCTCATAGATGGAAAACTGAATCTGCAAATCAAGTCAACGGCGCGGGCACATTTGGAAGAAAAGCACAAAGAGTGGTTGTGGTGCAACAATTGCAAGCCATGCTGAATTCTAATGATGATATCAGAGATGATGCATCAAGATTATTCAATCTAATGGCTTGTCCTGGTTACCCTGAATTGATCGGCGAGATGATCACTTTGAACTATGACAGAGGTCTTACAGCTTTTGTGGTAGGAGACGCACCGTTTAGATTGGAGCCTAACGCCACTGCATTGAACGAATGGGCGACCAACGTAAATCTAGCAGTGCAAGACAGCGACGCAGGATTGACATCATTTGATGAAAACCTGGGTGTGTTTTATCCATCAGGATTCACCAGTGATAATTTTGGTCGCGATATAGTAGTTCCTCCAAGCCACATGATGTTAAGAACTATAGCATTGAGCGATCAAATTTCTTATCCTTGGTTCGCACCAGCAGGCACTAGACGTGGTGGCATCACTAATGCTTCTGCAGTTGGTTACATAAGTTCAGAAGGAGAATTTGTGAACACCGTGCTTAATGAAGGTCAAAGAGACACTTTATACTCTAACAATGTTAACCCAATCACTGTTATTACAGGAGCTGGTCTAGTGAACTATGGTCAAAAAACTAGAGCACGAAACGCATCAGCATTGGACAGGATCAACGTGGCACGATTGGTGATATACCTAAGAGGTCAATTGAATAAATTGGCTAAACCTTATGTGTTTGAACCTAATGACAAGATCACTAGAGATGAAATCAAACAACAAACAGAAAGTTTATTGCTAGAGTTAGTGGGCACTAGAGCGCTTTATGACTTCTTGGTCGTGTGCGACGAAAGCAACAACACTCCAGCCAGAATAGATCGTAATGAATTGTACTTGGACATAGCGATTGAACCCGTTAAAGCAGTTGAGTTCATTTACATACCGTTACGTTTGAAAAACACAGGAGAAATAGCAGGTTTATAATAAACTTATAAATACTAGCAATAGGAGAAGCAATGAGCATATCTACATTATCTAAATTGACAGTTCCATTGGCCAGCAACGCAAGTGCAGCAGGTCAAGGTTTGTTGATGCCAAAACTACAGTATCGTTTCAGAGTATCTTTGGAAAACTTTGGAGTGTCAACTCCCACCACAGAATTGACCAAACAGGTGATAGATGTCACCAGACCCAACTTGAGTTTTGAAAACATCACTTTGGATGTGTACAATTCAAAAGTTTACTTGGCTGGCAAACACACTTGGGAAGCAATCACCTTATCCTTAAGGGAAGATGTCAATAATAATGTGCAAAAATTAGTGGGTGAACAGTTACAGAAACAATTTGATTTCTTTGAACAGTCAGCCGCAGCTTCGGGCTCTGATTATAAATTTTTAACAAGGATTGAAATATTGGATGGTGGCAATGGTGTATTGACTCCGGGTATTTTAGAAACTTTCGAACTGTATGGTTGCTTCATTGAGACAGCCAATTACAACACACTGGCATACAACTCTAATGACCCAGTAACAGTGTCTTTGACCATAAAGTATGATAACGCTATTCAAACACCTAAAGGTACAGGTATTGGCACAGAAGTAGGCAGAACAATCAATACATTAGCCACAGGCGGCGGACAATAATTCATTTATAAACTGATGCAAAAAAGGGGTCTAAATGGCCCCTTTTTTAGTTTAAGCAGCATAGATTTTCCCATATAAATACTTGTATGGCCAGTTTAATTAAAGGATTTCTCGACTCAGTATTCAAAGGAACACTCAATCCCAAAGGCAATCTAGCAGATTATCAACATGCAGCTAGGATGTTTGTGGATGACAGTTTTCGACTGGCGCCAAAACAAAAATTTTTATATCACGTTTCATTTAATATCAACGACAAGGCTGTGGCATCGTTGCCTAACTTCAATGCCACAGTCACTGAAGAATTGAACATGCTGGTAAAATCAGTTGATCTTCCCAAGTATTCGATCCAAACCACTACCAAACAACAATATAATAAGAAAAGAAAATTGCAGACAAGAATTGATTACGACCCAATTGTAATTGTGTTTCACGACGACAATTATGGCATAACCACAGCCATGTGGCAATTGTATTATCAATATTATTTTAGAGATGGTACTTACAGAGTCAAAGATGGTTCAGGCAATGTATCCAGTACAGTGCCTAGACAATACAGCAGAGG